GGTGATGTCAAAGGTGGTTTGACAATCAAGAAGAACCAACCTTCCCGCAAAAAATCCTACTGTGCCCGTTCTGGGGGCATCCAGTCCACATCCAAGCTCAAAGCAAACTACTGGTCTCGTAAACAATGGAACTGCTGACATGAAACCAGGTCTCTACTCCAACTTTCACAAGAAACGCAAACGCATTGCCGCACAGAAGGCCCAGAAACGAGCAGGGAAAAATGTGAAGGTAGAGAGAATGCGAAAACCTGGGACATCAGGCGCACCAACGGCAAAGGCGTTTGAGCAATCCGCAAAGACAGCAAAGAAGAAGTAATGGCAGAAACTCCAACCCCGATGACTGAAGACGATCTGAAGGCCTGGATTGCTGGCACAGTGCAGGACGCAGTAGACCATATTGACGACGAAGTCAGTCCGGTCAGAGCATCATCTTTTAGATACTACCTCGGCAGTCCCTTCTCTGATTCTGGAGACAGTCCGACAGAGGAAGATGGCAGATCCCAGGTTGTCAGTCGGGACGTTCATGATGCTGTGCATAGCATCCTCCCCTCCCTGATGCGGGTCTTTTTCAGCCATGAGAAACCCTGTGAGTTCATCCCCCGTGGTCCCGAAGATGTAGCAGGTGCAGCTCAAGCTACGGAATTGGTCAACTGGATGATGCAACAGAGCAACGCATATTCCGTGTTCGCAGACGCAATGAAAGACTGTCTCATCAAGGGTGAGGGAGTGATCAAGTGCTGGCATGAGATCACCTATGACATCCAGACCAGAGAATTGACGGGCCTCGACGAGCTGCAGATTGGGTTGTTTGTGCAGGAAGGATTTGAGGTCACACAGAGTGAGGAGTTGGAAGACACTCCAGGGTTGTACAACGTGGTGCTGACCCGCAGGATTCCGAGGGGCAAGACTCGGTTGGAGTGTCTCCCACCAGAAGAATTTCTGATCAACCGGACTGCGACATCCTTGGAAGATGCCAAGATCATTGCCCACAGACAATTACTCCGAGTTGGAGACCTGGTCGAACTCGGCTACCCCTACGAGACGATCATCCAATACAAAGGGTACGAAGACGACTTCCGCAGTAACGAAGAATGGAATCTGCGGCATCCCAACTGGAGAGAAGAAGACGACACGGATGCAGATCCAGCCAACCGATTAGTCCAGTACGTTGAGAGTTATGTCCGAGTGGATGCAGATGGTGATGGTGTGCCAGAGTTGCGACGAGTCTGCACGATTGGCAACGCCCATGAGATTCTGCTCAACGAACCTGCAGACTCTCATCCCTTCGTCCTGATCCGCAAAGATCCCTTACCGCACACCTGGCGAGGCATGAGTCTGTACGATGAGCTTGCCGATGTGCAACGGATCAAGAGTGCGGTCATGCGGAACATGCTGGATAGTCTGTCTCTCAGCACCAGACCTCGGATCTCCTATCTGGAATCTGCAGTCGATTGGGAGGACTTGGCAAATGATGAGGTGGGTGCATTGATCCCGATGCGACAGGCTGGAGCAATCCAGATGCTAGAGATGCCTTTCGTGGGAGCAGCCGCATTCCCTCTCCTTCAATATTTGGACGAAATTAAGGAGCAACGCACAGGGATCAGTCGAGCAAGCCAGGGACTGGATGCAGAACATCTGCAATCGACCACAGCAATCGCAGTCTCAGCAACCCAAAAATCTGCCCAGGCCCGATTGGAATTGATCGCACGGAACATTGCCGAGTCCGGTTTCAAACCGTTGTACAAGAGAATGCTCGGTCTCATCCTTCAGTTCATGGACCAACCCACGGTGATGCGACTCCGAGGGGAATTTGTCCCCGTCGATCCTGCGAGTTTCTCTGACTACGATGTGCTGATCACTCTCCCATTGGGACGAGGATCTGAGGAGGAACGCAGACAGGCACTGCTGGGACTCCTTGCCAAGCAGGAGATGCTGATCGCTCAGTACGGCCCGATGAACCCAATCGTCGGACCTGAACAATACTACCAGACACTGCAACGATTATTTGCAGACCAAGGGTTAGGTGCAGAGGCAGGTTCCTACTTGAGACCACCCCAACAGATGCAGGCTCTGTTGCAACAACAGATGCAGCAAGTGATGCAACAGCAGAATGAAGAGCCGCAACCCTCCCCAGAAGAAATGCTCGCCCAGGCTGAGATCCAGAGGAAGCAGATCGAAATTGCCCACAGACAAGAAGAAATGAAGCGAGAAGATGACCGCAAACGGGACGAAATGGAAGCGGAACTCTTCCTGAAACTCAAAGAGTTGTCCTTCAAGTACCAGCAACCGATTGATGCCAGTCCCCTCTTGGATGCACTGACCCGAAACCGTGAGTTGGAACGAGTGGACCAGGTCCGACAGCAACAGTTGTACGAACAGCAGTTCCAACAGCAACCACCTCAAGGGCAGATGCCAGCATGACTCCTCGACGCTACGGTTCACGGGGCAGCACGATTGTCACCAACGAGGACTATGGCAAGCGACTGATGGGACTGCTGGACTCTCTGACGATGTTCAGTCCAATCAAACCTGCTGCCGAATCTTTACTGTATGCCGAGGACTACCCAGTTGCTCCGTTTGCGACTCCAGAAGATCGATTCGACAATCTGATGGAAGATCCGAAGTACCAGGGACTGCTGACCGATGCAGGGATGGCAGGACAGGGACTTCCAGTGACTGCGCCAGGCATTGTGATTGGGGCAAAGGCCAAGAACTTTCCAAAGGCACTGGCAGAGAAGTTTGAGAAGTTGGAGGAATCAGGACTGAGCAACCGTGAGGCATTTGCCGAAACTGGAGTGTATCGGGGTCCTGATGGGAAGCTGAGATATGAGATTGATGATTCTCAGGCGCAAGGGTTGGAGTTTCAATACACTCCCCAAGAGGCATATAAGGAACTGCGGGACATTGCTCTGGTCAACGACACTCCTATCCCCAAGGATCTTGCCAAGGAGTTGAAGAAATACAAGGACCTGTCTGCAGAGGACCTTGTAAAGATTAGGGATCAGAACACTGCAGAAATGCTGGAGATGCACAAAAACAAAGCATCTGGCAATGAGATCGTAAAGAAACGGGAAGAGATTAAGGGAGTGATGAGTTTGCTGGGGGAGATGCCCAGAAAATATGCTCCAGTAGATCGGTTTATTCAGCATGAGGAACTGGCAAAGTCTTATCCTGATCTAATGGACGCAAGAGTAGGGCTGGATGGGAATTTGGACCCACTAGGTTCCTATCATCGACCAGATGACTTTCGTCACGAATACATTGCCTTGCGTAAAAAACCGATGTCTGACGATCCCAAGTCCACACTGCTGCATGAATTGCAGCATGGGATTCAGTTCAGAGAGGGGTTTGATCGTGGCGGGAACCAAAGAATGTTTGTACACCATCCCTTGCCAGAAGGTAAGGCAAGAGACCTTCATGATGATTTGAGCATGGCACTGCTAGGCAACCATACTGGAAACATCAACGAGATACTAGGATCACAGAAGTATTTTGATAAATATGATCTCGAAAAAATCACTCAAAAGTATGGGTTCCAAGATCCTGATGAAATGTTTCAGTACCTCAAGAAAGAAAATGAACGGAGAACCCCCTTTGGACAGTATCAACGATTAGGTGGTGAAGCAGAAGCAAGAATGGTTCAGAAACGAATGAACTACACACCTCAAGACCGTCGAGAAGTGTTCCCCCTAGACGACTACGATGTCCCCTTGGACGAGTTGATTATTCAATCATTACTGGATTAACAATGCCCAACCCCCTCAAGTTCAAACCCTGTGCAACCTGCCCAGCCCCGAAGGTCTGCAGCAAACTCGGCAGGTGCATCAAACAACAAAGGAAGTGATGACTGATCCCATCATCCGTGTCGGTGATAGTGCGAAGAAGATTCTGCAGGAAGAGAGTGTCAAACAGGCATTCGATGACCTGAAATCCTCGCTAGTGACCCAGTGGATTGCGGGGAAGACTGCAGAGGATCGAGAACACTGCTGGCACGCTTACCATGCCACAACAAACTTGCAGAACGAACTGAACGCCCAGGTGCAACGGTCCATTCGCAGGAAGAAACAAACCAAAGTAGAGGAGTGATTTAGATGAGTGAATATGCGGACTCTATCGATGTCCCTGTGACATCTGACGGAACACCCCAGACCCATGACATGTTGGTAGCTGACAAGTTCGATGATCTACTTGGCACTCGACCCCAACCGGAGACCGAGGAAACTGACGAACCCATTGACGAGTATGACGAAGATGTACAAGACGAAGAAGAAGAAGAACGGGAAGAAGTAGAGGCCGCACCTGAGTTGTACAAGGTAGTGATCGACGGAGAGGAAGTCGAGGTCAGTCTCGATGAGCTGCAGAAGGGATACAGCAGACAGAGTGATTACACCCGCAAGACGCAACAGTTGGCCCAGCAACGCAAAGAGGCCGAGGCCCTACAACAAGACTATGCCCAACGAGTCCAGCAACTCAATCAGTTTGCTCAGAATTTACAGCAGCAACCGGACATTCCTGAACCCCAATGGACCAGTGATCCGCAAGCCTGGGAACGGTTACGACATGAGGACCCCGTCCAGTTTGTCTTAGAGAAAGACGCTGCGAGAGACCGACAGATTGCCAGGCAACAGAGACAGCAGCAGATGCAGTACCTGCAGAGTGAACAACAGCAGTTGCAACAGCAACAGTTTGCCCAGCACCTCGACACGCAACGCCAGCAACTCAACGAATTGATTCCAGCCTGGTCAGATCGAGAAGTGGCAAAGGCAGAGAAACAGGAATTACGAAAGTGGGCCAGTGATGCCTACGGATTGACCGAACAAGACTTGTCGCAAGCGTATGACGCTCGACTAGTGAAGATCCTTTACGATGCTTGGAGTGCGAACAAGACAACCTCGCAAGCCAAGCAACAATTGAAGAAACCCTCTGAATCGACAGTGAAGACTGCAACGACAAGAGGGAGAAATTTTGTTCCCACTGATGAAGGTGCATCACGACTCAAAAAGTCAATGCAGAGCCTGAAGAAGTCTGGGAAGACCAAAGATGCAGTTGCGGTGTTTGATGCCTTGTTGCGTTGACACTGCAAAATTTTTTGCCCAATATGGGTAATCTAGATTATTGGAGTAAGTCAAAATGGCTATTGTAACCAATGCCTCTACCTCTTATGCGATCAAGGCATCAGGAGTTGAAGAGGATGTAATTGATATTAAAGATATTATTTACGATATCAGCCCTACAGAGACCCCTTTCATCAATAGTGTGGGAACGAGAAACGTTTCGAACACCGTGTTTGAGTGGATGGTAGAGTCCCTTAGTGCGACCGACACCACGGTCACCATCGAAGGCGAGACCATCAGTGCTGCGGCAGCCAGTCTTTCAACGAGAAAGACAAATATTTGCCAGATAATGCACCGTGCAGTTTCTGTGAGTGCCACCCAGCAGGCCATGAAACTCTACGGGAAGCAGAGCCAACTTGCCCATCAGATGGCCCGCAGAACCAAAGAGTTGAAGCGATCCGTTGAGGCCGCATTGCTATCGAATCAAGCCCGTGCCGATGGAGATGCCTCCACTGCACGACAGTCTGCAATGATCCTCAGTTGGATGGACACCAACACTTCAGTTGGAACAGGTGGAACCACAGACGGTGCAGATGCCAGTACCCCAGGGTCCACGGCACGAACTGATGCTTCTGCAGATGCTCAACGAGACATCACAGCAGCATTGATCAACACTGTGGCTCAGTCCTGTTACGAGAACGGTGGTGAGCCATCCATGTTGATGGTGGGACCGTTCAACAAGACCCAAGTGTCTACGTTGACAGGTCGAAGTATTGCCAGAGAGATGATTGATTCCAACACTGCTGGATCAAACGTCACCGTGTTTGCGACAGACTTTGGTGATCTGCAGGTCATGCCGAACAGGTTCCAGAGAGAACGTGATGCGTTCCTAATTGATCCTGAATATTTCAAGGTGGCCTATTTGAGAAATTTCCAAGTGGAAACCTTGGGCAAGACGGGTGATGCGACCAGCAAGTTCGTCATCGTCGAATGTGGTTTGGAGAGCACTCAGGAAGCCTCAAGCGGCCTGATTGCAGACCTTACCACTTCCTAAATGATCTAACGGAGAACCAGGTGCAGACAAAACAGATATTAGATCACCAAGGGCACATACTCAGTGAACTATATGTCGAAGAGTCCAATCCTGGTGATCTGGAGATCCATCACAAGGTCTCGCAAAATATTGAGCCAACACTTCAGTTGACCAAGACTCTGCGAGACCACCAACACCTCGATCCATTTGCCAACAAACAATCCGGCTGGAAACGAGTTGCAGAGATCCCCCGTGTCCTCTATGACGAACTACACCGTCAGGGAATCACCAGGGACAAGAAGAAATTTAGAGCATGGTTGAATGATTACCACAACAAACCCTTCCGAGTTTGGGAAGGCCATCTATGACTTTCGATGAATTAAAATCCAACATCGCAGACTGGTTGAACCGCACGGATCTGACCTCGGTCATTCCAACATTCATCCAACTTGCTGAAGCACGACTGAACCGACAGTTGCGCACAACCAATCAGTACACCCGTGCAGACATCTCGACGAGTGATCAGTACCTCTCGATGCCAAGTGACTTTTTGGAGATGCGGCACATCCGCATGACCTCCCCCAAAGAACGGGACCTGGTGGAAATTGCAGCTCATTCGATCAATGAGTACACCGACACCAATTTCATCGCAGGACTGGCAGACTCGTATCCCAGATATTTTGTCTACGGCAATGCTCTCAGGATCATCCCAACCCCTGCAGAGTCCATCACCTACGAAATGTTTTACTACGCAAAGATCCCAGCACTGAGCACAACCAACACAACCAACTGGGTCTCAACGAGTCACCCAGACGCATACCTCTATTATTCCTTGATGCAAGCAAGTCCGTACCTCGGAGAAGATGAGAGAATCACGATCTGGCAAGCCCAGGCAGAACGTGCCGTTGCTGAGATCCAGGCATCAGATGACAGACGGAGAACGAAGGGCAGCAGGCACTCCCTGAACTTTCAGGCCATGTCATGAGTGTAGAGCAGTTCCCGTATGGAGAAGGAAAATACGATATTGGCCCGTACTCAAAGGAATATCTGTTTGTGACGGAGTCAGATCCGGTATCGGATTGGACGACACGACCTGATCTGAATGAAGATCTCTGGAGCATTCGCACTGACACAACCCCAGAAACCTGGACAGGTAACTGATGGCATTAACTGACTCTCCCCCCACCACGACGAACTACAATATTACTCTCCCCGAAGTTGGTTCGGATCGCAACAACTGGGGTAATATTTTAAATTCTGCTTTAGAATCAATTAGTTATGAGACTAAACAAGTCGATGACGTGCAGGGTGATCCTGCGGATAGCAGCACCCCGTCACTCGCATACCAACTGAGCGATCCGACAACTGGAGCAGTTACCCGTGCAGCCAATGCAGAAACGGATGCAGCAACGGCAGTCAATGTCGCAGTCCAGATTGTCAATCAGTATTTGGTCGCAGTGGTTTCGGCAGTAAATACTTTGGATACTGAGGTCGGAGATACTTCCACCAGTGGGACGGTGGCCTACGATGCAAATCAAGCGAAGTTGGATGCAGCATCCGCAAAAACCACGGCAGAAGGATTGGTCTGATGCCCACGACATCATCGTATTATTCCGATCTGGAATACCCTACGGTAAACGAGGATGCCAGCACCTACGGGACGATCATCAACACATACCTTGATGGTCTCCTTGGAAAACTGAAAACCGTCAGTGATCGAGTAACAAACTCGCAGGCGCAACTTGGGGACATCAATCGTGGGACGAATGCCGTTGATCGGATCAATAACACCTTAGCGGGAGCAATCGGTTCATCTGCGTTACTGCCAAGCACAGGCACAACTTTGCTACCAGATCCGTA